TAAATGCAGGGATCGGAGTGCTGGCACTGGTAGCAACAGCACCAACGCCCACTTCAACATAGCAAGGCACTTCGCACCAAACCAAAACGCCTTGAGGGCCAGCGTTCCATGCGGTTGTGTTGCCTGCGCTTGCTCCAGCAGTTGCGGTGTAAGCGGGAAAATCCGCTTTGCTCATTGGGTTGAGAAGTTCCAAAATGTTCTCCTTTAGAGATGTCTGGCGAATGCGCCATGATACTTAATACGGGCTTCAGTTGCAACAAGATCAGCTAACTCTAAGTCATCAAACCGTCCTAAATTTGTTTGGCGCCCATCGATGCTTAATTGTACAGACCACTTACGTTTGGCATTACACCAACTTACGTTTTTGCAACCAGACTTATTGGTTGGTCTAAGTTGCATGTTTTGCAAGTTTTGACGCCATGAAGCAGGACGCAAATTTTCAATCTTATTGTTTGCGCGGTTGCCGTCAATATGGTCAATTACTTCTGGCAACCAACCATGGTGCATCAAAAATATCATGCGATGCGCGTTTTGGCTGGTTCGTTGATGGCTTATTTGAATGTACCCTGTATGGTGCAAAGTCCCTGCTTTTTTACCATTTTTGCGACGATACAACACTCCGTCTTTATATTCAAAGACCGATAAGAGTGTTGCTTGGTCAAGTTTCATGCAAGGAACTTTAACTTATAGAGGGTTCTTAGATAAATCTCAACGATATTATCTATCAATTGTTGCAGTGATGAATCAGATTTATCACACACATCGTAACGGGCGGCTTCAATTTCAGCAAGCGAGTCCTGCAAAAATTCAGTAATGTTGGCCGTTTTCTTAGCCGAATTTAAGGTAATTGGGCCAATCAGACCGTACCGGCCTTGGTAGGCTTCGGCAAAGTCATCAGCCGCACCAATGATGCGGTTGTAGAAGATGTTGAGCGCTTCGTGCTTGCTAAAGCTGCGGGTGTTCAGGTGTACGGAATGTGCAACATCCCGCGCCAAGAACAGCAAGCCTAAAAATTCATTTGCTTTCATTGTGGCATTCCCATCTGTTGTTCTGGTGGCATCATTTCCATCGGCATAGATTCCTCACGCATCTCAGGCATCTGGTTGACTGTGTTTTGCGACTCCATGGCCGCAGCGACAACACCCATGGCAATGTCTTGGATCTGCTCTTCAGTCATGCCAGCCTGCACAGCGGCAATTCGCTTGGTTTCGGCGTCATACAGTTTGATCTGAGCCTCAAAGTCCTTGCGCTCCAAGTCCTGCATCTCAATGGATTTGCCGACATTCTGGATCATCTGGTGCATCTGCTCCATCTCGGCGCCCATGGCCTGAATCTGTTGCTGGGCCGCCTGCAATGCTGGATCGTCCTCGCCATCCGACAAGAACTTGGGATCAATGGTCTTGGCAAAGCGCTTGGACATTTCCTGTGCGCCAGGCCAGTCCATGTTCTTAACGAACAAGTCACCAGCCACTTGCCACAGTTGGGGATTACCCTGTAACAGCTGCGCCATGGCTTCTAACGCCTCTTGGCGCTTGGTTGCGTAGCCTGGGCCAGTTGTGGCCACCACATCGTACTTGCCAACGCCGGGATTGTAGATTTTTTCAATCACAATACCGTTCTGATCCACAATCTTATTGACTGGTTCAGGCTGGTCAGGGTTAATCTTGACCATCTTAGTCTCGCCGTCTTCACCAATGATGCGGGCAATACGCTGTGTGTCGTAAATCTTGGGAATCAAGTCCACCAACTGACGGGCCACATGGCGCACGGCACGGGTCAGGTTGTCACCATAGTGGTAAGTACCAACATCACCCTCACGCTGACGAGCCAAAATGGCTTTACCAGAGCGTTCGTTCGATCCCATGCCGAGTGAGGCATTGTATTGCCCAGTTGTAGACTTAATGTCCTCAGATGCGCCTGCCTTGGCCTGCAATAGACCGCTAGAGGCCATTGGTGGCTGCGCCCGCTGGGGTAGTGGCAAGACTGCACCTTGGCCGTCTGTAACGTCAGGATTGACCTCAAGGTACGGCCAGTTGTTTGTGTTGGCTGTCTTCCACTTGTCTTCATAGCCCTCAAACTGGCCACCATAGCCAATGAACGGAGCCTTGGGAGCCAGAGCCAGCATCTCAGCTTCTTGAGACACCCAGTAGTTGTACATGCGCTGGGCATCTTTGGCGTTACGCACAAGGCCAGAGACATACAAACGGCCATCAACCTCAAATTCATTGCCAACAACACGGATTACAGGAATCCATTTGCCAGCCCACTCTTTTTGTTCAAGGATTTCATAGCCGTTAATCTTGCTGTACATCACCCGTGGGCGCTCAGACTCACGCGACTTGATGGCTTTGCCAAACATGTCCTTGAGCATCTTATCTTCAGGCGTGCCTTCAAAGGCAGACTGGTTGCCAGGGTACAAGTTCAGCTTGGTTACGTCATACTCGATGTAGTAGTAACCCGCAATGCGCACTGTGTCTTCATTAAGCCAGTTGCTGAGCGACTGATCACCCACACCGAGGGACTGGAGCGTAGAAATAGGCGCAGCATCAGGATACTGGCGCTCATATTCTGCTTTGGTCAAGTCTTCGGTAATGAAGCAATACGTTGCATCTGCGCCCGTTGGGTCTTGGATCAATGGATCCATGTAAACCGAGAAGCTGTTACGCACACGGCCAATCTTAATGTCCTGATCGAAGGTGTTCTCATCACAATACTCGGTCATCAGGGTGATGTAACCCTCGCCGTATGCAACTTGATTCTCGCAGGCCGTGTCGTAGGCCACATCAGCATCTGACATGTACTCAATGTGGCGAATCATGCCGTTGAAAATGTCTGCCACTTCCACATCAGCATCGTCATCCACAGGAATGACCCGTGCGCCTGGGCGGTTCTGACGCATGTCATTCGTCACTTGACGAACGTGTTGCGGCAGCTTGTTGATCGTCAATGTCGGGCGTGCGTTGATCGTCTGACCCTGCACCGCACCGCGAGTGGCCAATACGTCAGCAGGCCATTGCCAATGATTATCCGGACTTCCAGCGTAAAAACGTAGATCATCTATCTCATCTTCGCGGCTCTCAGCCAGTGCAGCGACTGCCATGTCCAACCGCGAACGGGCGGTTGTCAATATATCCGCAGCACTATTTTTAGGCTTACCGCCAGCAGCTACGTTAGCCGCCGCAACAATACCAGTAGGATCATTCATTCCAAAACCCCTAAAATGTGAGGCTCACGCATGATGACATAGTCTTTGCCATCCTGCTTAAATTCTTGCCCTACATCGAAGTATACATGGTCACCAACTTTGATGTCTAGGCATTTTGGGCCAATTGAAATTGCAATGCCAGTACCTAGCTTCTCAGTCTGAGGCAACACGAACAAGGGGTGCTTGTCCACATCGCGCTCAATGATGATGCAGTTTTGCAGTGCTTTCATTTCTTTTTAGCCGGTGTTTTTTGGGCTTCGCGCTTGACTGAGTAAGCAATTGCGACTGCCTGTTTCACTGGCTTGCCAGCGGCCACTTCAGCTTTGACGTTCTTGCGGAAGGCTTCGGGTGATTTTGATTTGACTAGTGGCATGATTATTTCTTCTCGCGCCCTTTGGCGGTCAAGCCAGCACCTTTGGACACCGGCAACTTTTCGCCGCGGCCAACGCTGAGAGAAACATTTTTCTTTGTAGCCATCTAACTTCCCATCCATGAAGTTGCAACCGCCGTCCTGTCAGTGTACTTGCGGCTTGTTTCCCTCGCAGTATATTCCCTATGAGCCACAGGAAACGCAAACGTCACGCATATTGCATCAGCTGCGTCAGGACTTGCGAGACCTCGCGCCTTCATGTCCTTTTTTGACTCCAAAAATATAGTGCCCCTCGAATCAGGCTTGATCATAGGCGATACCAAATCAGTTTTCAAGAACCTATCTTTGGGAATTGATGCGCTGCGTAGCCAATCCTTCATTTTTCCCCACATTTCGGCCCTTTTATTGCCATACATAATCGGATTTGCCGATTTATTGCCAAAGTTGACACCTTTGATTTTGTACCTCTGTTCCTTCAAACGGTCAACAATACCAGCCCCAAGGCCACCCTCATCAATCACTACCATGGCAGGCTTAAACTCTTCCATCGCCTCAATAATATGCCCCACCACAGTCATCGTGTCATCACCTCGATGCCTGTCAATCCTCACAATGTCGCGGCCTTGGCGTATCGCAATGACGGTAGCATCAGCGCCAAAGCGTGCAGGGTCAACTCCAATGATGATTGGCGCCGTCTGATCCTTGTATTTGGGCCTGCTCATGGCCTCATCCACAATGTCAGCCGGAATAAACTGATCATCACCCTCAGATGGGAACATGCCATAGACCTCAACGTGTGCCTGGCTAGAGTCGGGGCCGTATTCGTCAATGATGTTTTGATAGACCTGTTTGT